ACCATCTTTCGACGACCGAAGGCCGAAAGGAAAGGAGAACTCATGTGATAGAGGAGTAAGTCTGTCTAAACTTACCCCTAATAATCATGTTGGTAATATTCACAGGTGTGAAGTAGTCGGACATAATGTATATTTCGACTTTCTCACTAAAGCCCATAATCTTACTAACGAGTTCACCTTGATATTCGATAGAGGGCATAGGTAGATCCGACTCATCAAACGTATTTACTTGAAGCCCCGTAAACGAGGAGATATACGGAAGAAGATTCGGATCACGAGATTCATATTCAGTCTGGAGATCGGTGGTAGGTCTACCTGATCTCGTCGTGACAACATCGTAGTTGCCAGTGTTGTAGTGCATGGTCTCCATGGAGGCCAGATTCAGAACACCCTGTTCGGGGTTGTTGTTTTCACCGCGCACAAACTGAGTGGACAACTGGATAAGCATGGTGAACGACTGACCGAACCACAACTCTTCATCTGTATCGAATCGGCTAGATACGATGATGTCCGAATAATCGGAGGTCGAAGTTATCGACTTGATACTATAAGAAGCACCAATGAGGTTTACGATATCGTAAGAGGTACTTAGGTCAAGTTGGTAGGGTATACGGATAGTCGTTTCTGCTGCATCTGGATCAAAGTACGCGTTGTACGCACTAGGATCGTATAGAGGGTTAACAGTATCTGAGCCATCAAGAGGGGTAGACTTGACATTGAGCTTGATCTTCTGCTTGCGGTCCAAGCGGGGGATCTCAATACCATCGTACCTCATGTGCTGTCGCTCAATGAAGTAGTCACCATCTCGCTCGGCTACCATGAAGAGGAAGTTGTCCCACGATCTCATCGCTTGGACATCTGCTCCTTCGTAATGATACCGATAGAAGGCATTCTGAATAATCTGGTCTCCACGATATCTAGTCGTGAAGATGTAGACGTCTTCTGGAGAATCAGCGTCGACCGCTAGGATACTATCCTGAGCAGCAGCGACGGCGGTAGCACCAAAGTTCTTTGGCAAGTACTTAGGGCAGTGAGAGGAGAGCTCCTGCGCGACGGCAAGAGTACCACCATAGCCGTAGTACATGTAGAGACGCTCGGCATCATAGAAGAAGATGTTGTTTCCGAGAGTCAGTGGATCAACAAGAGGTGCCGTGGAGTAGAACGTCATCGGCTGAAGCGAGGCAGTGAACGGAGTGATCTTGTTCTCAGATCCCTCGAGTTCGTACTGAGTATCAGCGTTAGTGTTGACGAACATATACTCCTTGAAGGGCACCATGGAGGTGATCGGGGTATACTTGTTAGTTGAGGCAGCGATGTCGATAGGATCAGTATCCACCAGGAGACCCGGATCATCAATCCAGAGATTGGTGAAGTCGTTGTCTCGAGTAGAAAAGATCGTATCGCCCACAGCAAACCACAGTCGGGTACGGAACGAGGAGATAGCCGTAATCTTAGACTGGCGACCCTTCTTGAAGGCGCTCGGTCCAGGGTTAGTATCGGCATCACCAGTAGTTCGCTCTTGCCACTCGATGGTGGACCACTCCCAGCCGTCTACAGTGAACTCGAGCTGCATAGGCATGCGCTTGTCGTCCAGCACGGAGTACGGATCGGGAGTACGAACCTTCTGGAAGCTCGGGCTTGTTACCGACTTGGCGATGTAGTATCCAGGAGACTCACCAAGGTAGCCAGCCTGAATGTAGTACACCTTACCGGCGGCCGAGTTAGTCGGGCCGGCAGCCGGTGGATCTTGGAGCCCATACAATGCCTCCAGCATATCTTCAGCATTGTTGTTACCATCGGTAACGTCCACTGAGAGAGGCGGAATGGTGAGGTCGTTGAACGTAGGCAGCGACTGGCCAAGGCTATACTTGGTAGAGTCAGGGTACTGCCAGTCCTTAACGGGGATCCTAGTCGGAATACGATCATCATCAATAGCAGGGTTACCACCGGCAGGAACATAGCCCACTGCCGTGGTAGAGATAACCGTCCAAAGAGTAGCATCAGAGATGTCTGAGTTCGGACTAACAGACTGCTTGGCTTGAAGAATAAAGTAATCGTTCGCTGCCTGACCGGCAGTGATACCATTAGTACCCTCGGTTACTCCTTGCGGAACACCAGGGATTGACAGCACCTGAGTACCGATAAGGTACGGGCTGTAGGTATCGTAGTACGTAGCGATCTGCGCCGGGTCAACGTTGATAGAGGTGAGGTATTCAACCTCTCCACCAACAGCATCTTCGACGTAGGGATCACTCTGGGTGCCATCACCCTTGACGTTTCCGTTGAGGTTAATGGTTGCCCAGATATCAAGAGGATCACCACTTACTTGTGAAGGAGAAGAATCTCCTGCCTCGATAACCCATTCCCCAACGGCAACAGTCTGAGGTACACTGGTGTAACCAGCGGAAACTTCAGGGTTGAGGAAGACGAGGTTCTGGCCACGAGTCACGGTCTTGAGAGTGACACTGTCACCATAGGTAATGTAGTCACGGACCGTCATAGGTACGTTGCCAGCATCGGTCTGAGTCTGAGGAGTCTGGTCAATAAAGTAGTCAGCCACCTGATCGTAGTACCAGGTGTAGAACAGCTTCTGTCCGTCATCCTTGGCATTACGATCGACAGCAATAAGATATCGGATTTGATCTGAGAGCGAGTGCCAGAAGAACTGGAGATCAGCTCCAGCTTCAACACCCAACCGGTCACCGTTCCAGGCTTGACTATCAAAATCCTTGACAGACATGAGGTCGGTACCGGGGCGCTTCTCGATCGAGCGCTCGACTGAGCACATGGCATTCACCAGTTCTTGGGCTTCGCTAGGCAGTCGCTTAGACGGTGCCTGGCGGCCCACACCACCGGATAGGGTGAAGATAGGGATCTTAGTAGTTAGAGTCTTTCCACGGCGAGGGTTAGTCATCAGCTCATCCTTCCCCGCCACAGGCGGAAGTCAGCGATATTACCCGCAGGTCGGTTTACGGCTCGTCTCTTCTCGACGCCAGCAGCGTCCCAGATAGTACGACCCTTACTCTCCTGGTCACGGGCTTTACCCTTGAAGTTATACATTTGTTCATCTTGCATCAGGTATGCATCCATCTCTCCATCTCCCTGGGTAAGCATCTGATATCGACGGGCGGCAGACGAGGTGATAGCTCGCTGTCCAGGCGTATCAATATCTTCCCACTCGATCTGCACAATGAGCTTGGCTCTGATGGGCAGCTCGTCGAACGCGGTCCAGACGCTGGTCTGATCGGTCACGTTCCAGAGGATATACGACGTACCGACCTTCTTGATCGACACGCGAATCTCGAGTCCCTGCTCATTCATGAGAAGAGTGAGGAAGTCGAGGCTGATGATATTTTCAGGGAGATAGATCTCACCGGAGGGTTGGATCTCGAGTTCGGTCGTGTACTCGTTATTAGCGAGCCCACGCATCTGGAAGTCCGAAGTGTACTGGTCCAGAAGGTATTCGGCGATGCTTGTATCAACGCCGCTCATGTTTTCAAGATCGGCAACGATTGCTTCACCGGCGGCGAGGAGACATTGGTTGACTGCATCAAGTCTAGTCATTTGTCCCATAGTTAATCTCCATTATAGGGGTTAATGTAAAAAGACCTGAACCGCGGTAGCAGTCCAGGTCCCAATTGAAGTCCTGGCTCACATCACTGGGGATGGAGCGTCAAAGACGCCGCCCGAGGTTTCCCCCGAGCGACGCGAGTAGATCTTGCGATCAATAGATACAGCTCTTCATGCTAGGATCACCTACCTTCTGTGTGTAATAGAGAACTATTAACTATCAGAAGGTGTGGCGTCACTTGTTCGTGTAACCCAGATCAGCGGCAGTGGTGCCGAGAGCCCCGAGCATAGTAGCGCGGTCAGCAGCCGCAGCAGCCTTGGAAGACATGATCTTCGCGAGCTCAGGCTTGAGGATACCGGTACCGGAGAGCATCGAGGCCACGGTGAACGTGGTGTTACGACGGACGTCGTCCTCGGTATCAACGACCAGACCAGTCTTGCGGAGGGCCGCAACACAGTCGGGCATCCAGATCAGACCACGGACGCCGGCGTTGAGACCGGTGATCTCGTAGCGATCTTCACCAACGGTGTCCGCACCGTAGTCGACGGTCGGGACGTGGTTGGACTTGATGATGGTAGCACCCATGTAGACGAGCGAGTCGTCGATGGAAGACATACCGTCCTTGAGACCAGCGCCAAGGCCACCGGCCATGGACACGCCGCCGAACATCGGCTGCATGCTGGAAGCCTGCGGCTGCGACTCAGCCACACCAAGACGACGGATCGCCTGGAACAGCTTCGGGGGAACGGCACAGAACGCGGTACCCATGGGCACGTCGTTCTCCTGGCACTCAACGTTGAACTCTTCGATAGCCTTGAGGACTTCGAGAGCCTCTTCAGCGGTGTTCTCGGTGAGGGTTCCGGCAAGCGAGAGGTCGAAGGGAACGGGCAGCGACAGGTTGCCGCTGTTGCTAACGGATCGCGGATCGGCAGCGGTCAGCGGGACCGACGCAGCACCAGCGATGTAGTTAGCAATCTGCTTGTCGCGAGTGTTCGCGAGCGTAAGACCAGCCTGGCGGGCGAGTTCCTGACGGTACTCCCACTGGGTGATCATGAGGTCGACGTTGTCGAGCTCGAAGTACGCAGCCATCGGACGGTTGTCCAGGCTGACGGCGAAGTTACCGGCCTTAGAGTCGGTACCACCGTAGAGGTATTCACCAGCGGCCCACGCGGACTTAAGTCCGACGGTACCGGTGATGGGGAACTGCTTCTCACGACCAGACGCGATGGTCTGAGCGGTGACTCGGCCTTCGAACATGTTGTACTCGTCGTACGCGTGGAGGACTTCGCCACTCCAAATAGGAAGCCAGAGCTTGGCATCAGCACCGGCAGTGCTATCGGTGGGTCCAAGAAGAGTAGAACGGTAAGCGAGTTCGCCCGGGGTCAGACTAGGGTAGATAGACATAGTTATGTCTCCTGTTTTTAGAATCAAAAAGTAAAATTAGAAACGGTTGCACATTCTTAGACGACATGTATCTAGCGATTGCCCCAGCTGACGGGATCATTCAATACAAGGCGTAGCATCTGTGTTGCTGTAATCGGCTCGTTAGAGGGAGTCAACACATCAGCCAAGCTGACGCCAGTCGGTCCGTGCGGCACGTGTCTCAACAGCTCGTCGGAACTGATCGTCACGCTTAAAACGAGGGTTAGACATATCCATACGATATTCATCCATGGACTTATAACCCGGGAGTTCCCTTGTGGCATTAGCCGTAGCGGGAGAAACTGCCTGCTTCTTTTCGGCAGCCGGCTCAGATGAACCAGACTGCTGAGAGTAAGCGGCAGCAAGTCCTCGAAGGGTCAGCTCCGAGTTAGGACCAGCGAGTCCTGCCTGCAAGCCCTGTAGCTGCTCACCGGCAAAATTATTCGCTGCCCAACGCAGGATCTTCGAGAGGTTATCTCCACCACCAACAATCTCAGCGGCGTTGGCAAATGCCTGGCGTCGCTTAGCCTGCTGGGCGGAGAGATAATCATCAACCATAGACTCAGTGAAGCCAGTCTTAGCCTTAATGTCGTTACGGGCTTCGGCACTGAGCGTACCAGTAGTGGCGACCTCAGTCTGCCACTTGGCATAGTCTGCATCCGTAACCCGAGCGGTAGGAGACTCTACATCTGGAGTCTCGTCCTTGGCCTCGGGAGTAGGGATGCGCAGCTCTTCAAGAGCGGGCTCGCTACTGGCGGGAGCTTCCACAGCGGGAGCGGCTTCCGGTGCAGCGGGCACGTAATCAGGATTCTCAGTATTCCCAGCCATCTCGTACTGCCTCTTAAGGGCAGCAACTTCCTGCTGGGACTTAGTGTACTGTGATTGAGCACCCTTAAGGGAGTCGAACCAATCGCCAGCGGACTTGAAGTTCTCAGGGATCTTCTGTCCGTTGTCTTGGACGTAGCGCTCGAACATGGCTCGCTCATGAGCGGCCTGCTTGGTAGCGTTGTCAGCGAGTGGGTCAGCATTGACGGCATCGAGGCCAGCCATTGCTTCCGTAGTCATAGGTGCGTCCTTGCCAGGAGTTGCCGATTCGGTCGACACTTCCTCGCGGTAGTCTCCATTACTTTCTTCAGTCATAGTGAATCTCCTTAGACAGTTGGCGGAGCTTGTCCACCCTGCATCATGTTCATAGCAGCTTCAGTGATACCAGTAGCAGCTGCTTGGCCCATACCCGCACCGGCTCCTTGCGCGGCACCTTGTGCCATCGTAGCCTGTGCTTGCATTTCCATAGCCTGCTGTTGCTGTTGCTGCATTCGTTCATCGGTTTCTTCTTCATTACGAACCCAGTTACGCGGGTCGAATCCGAGAGAAGAGATAAGTGCAATACCATACTGGTCCCAGCGGAAGTGCTGGATAGCCTCTGGCGGGAGGTTACGGACCATCTCACCGAGCTGCATGAGCCTGGTGACGTCCGAGTCTCGTGACAGAGCCTGAAGACCAGTAACAATACTAATAGTCAGACGGCCATCCGTCATGAACTCCGCTGCCAGCCGCTCATCAATCTCTCCTTCGCGGATCATGAGAGTGATGGCGCGTCGGATGATAGGCTCGAGCAAGGTACGGGCGATAGAGCTGAAGGCTCCACCGAGTACGTTCTCGATTTCCATACCCATCATACGGACTTCGGTAGCGGTCACACGGTCGGCTTGGCGGACGCCAGCCGAACCGAGAAGGAAGGCAGCACCGACCTCGCGTCGCATCTGTTCCACGGCAGTCTGAGCAGCGCTGAGCTGAGGACTGAGGGACTGAGCTGGCGAGACAGTGAACACGTCTTCCATACGGGCTCCGATGAAGGAACCAGTGGGAGCCAAAGCAACATCATCGATATCGGTGATACCACCAGGGTTGACAGCCATCCAGAAGGTACTGGCAGCGGTCATCCCGTCAATGAGTGACTTGGTGTAAGACTCGAGAGTCTCAACGTCACCAAGGATTTCCTCGACGTGGGATCGACCGTAGTCTTCACCCGTAACGGAGATCCAGCGAAGTGCCATGTAAGGCAGATCGATGTATTCACCTTCGTCAATGAAATCTCCGGCTTGAGTCTCAGCATAGTAATCCCATCTTGCCGTGTCCTTGTTCCACACGAGGCGGTAGAAGTTAGCCTGGTAGTCGGGCAAAGCCGACATAGCATTCCAAGCGGACGGGAAGAAGTTATTATCATATGCCTCAACCATAGGGTTTGAGGGATCCTTAGGAACCCATTCCATGTAGATCAGCTCGCTGAGGCTACCATCGGTATCTCGGCGAACAACATACTGGTCCTTCCTATAAACCTTGAACGTATAATCATCCTCCATACAGACAAGAATATCACCGGTTACGATGAGCTCTTGTAGAGCAAGGAAGATGGACTCACGGAGGTTCTGGCCGGACAACTTCGTATAGATTTGATTAGAGAGAGACTCCATGTAGGAGAAAGTCTCCGGATCTGCAGCCTCGCCGTCTGCCAGCTCAAACCGAAAGAACGGAAGATCGTTCAACGGAAGTAGAGCGGACAGCATGCGGCTGGCCATATTAGTTACACCGCGCGCAGCGACTGAACTAAAAGGCTTAGGCAGAGCACCGTTGTTGGTGATACCGTTAGGCGGCAGAAGTGAGGGGATAGTCAGTGATGCCATATAACGGGAGCGTTCGAGGTTAGTTTCTCTCAACGAGTCGAGGGAAACAAACCTTGCGGCAACCGTGCCATCTGTCTGACCAGTCCCGGGTTTTGCCAGGTTAGCCATAAATTACCTCTCATTCAGGTCGTGCAGAGTTGGTAGCAGAAGAGCCGAGGCCCTTAGCGAGAGCAGCTTGAACAGCGTCATAGTTCAACTCGAGGTCGTCCTTATCTTCCTGTTCACTGATCGCGTCAAGCTCTACGCCGAGCTTCTTCTGCGCGCTAGCCAAGTCCAGCTCCTGCTGGCGGGCTTGCTGTTCGACCAGTGCTTGCATCTCAGCATCTTGCTTTGAGATCTGGTCTTCGAGTGCAGCAGTCTGCGAGGCAGCCTGCGCAAGCATGCGGTCGTTCTCGGCCGCTTGCCTTTCAAGTTGGGCAGTCATTTCCGCATCGGTCATGCCACCCTGGATAATTGGAGTACCGGAACCCATGGGGCACCTCCTTATGCGGGTCTAATGTCTTTAAAAGTAACTCCACCCGATTGAGAATCCACAGCACCAGCTGAGGAAAGGGTGGAAGCATACTCCTGCTGTTGTTGAGCAAGGAGCTTTTCATACTCGCGAGCCTTCTGCTGGTTCTGCTCAGCGCGGGTAGCGTTGAGCTTGTTGCGTCGGCTCACATCAGTAGCTTGAGATAGGGCAAGACCCTTTCGCTTCTCGAACTCAGCCTCGAGAGAGGCAGTGTCCTTTAGGCTTTGAGTCTCGTACTTAGTAGTAGTATCGGCAATCATCTGGTCAATAAGAGAATCACGGTCGGCACCTTGAAACACCTGGCTACCAGTCGTGTACACATTACCGGTATTGTCGGAAGCCTTGAAGCCCTCAGTCATACTGGACATCTCAGCGAGAGCACGGGATTCCGCGAACTCACGGACGCCGGAGTACTGTTGCTTGGCCTCATTAAACTTTCGGTATTGACCAACGGTCCAATCACTTCCGAAACTACGATGGTCATGCTTACCGCTGTTAACATCTTCCCAGAATGCGTCTGCATGTATCGCGTGAGTACTTGGCACCAGCTTATTAAGTCCTTCACTGATCAGATCGGCTGATGCTTGGCCACCTTCTAGCGAGTCGATGTTGAAACCAGTTTTTGCTGTGACTTCTTTCTCAACTTCAGAGATGATGGCATTCTGTCTATCCTTATAATCAGATCGGATCATGTCGGCGACTTTGCCTCCAATATCCTGACCCGTCGGATTGAACTGTGCCTCTTGACCCTCACGCTTGTTGGTGAGAGGATTGATGAATGTAGTATCCATCTCGATCTGCTGAGGGGTATTCATACCCTTCAACACGTTCGCCATCCTCTGGGTCTCCTGCATCTGCCGCTTGGCAGCCACAGAATAAGCACCCAACGAGGAGGCGGACTTGTTAGCACCCAGCTTAGCCTTACTGGCATCGAGCTGGGTTTGAAGATTCATAAACGTTTCTGATTCGAAGCTGGCAGCGGAGTGCATAGCATCCATACCAGCAGCGTACCGGTTAGACTCGTCAACGAAGCTAGCATACAGCTGTTGAGACTCATCCAAACGGGGAGCCATATACTGTCTGGCTCCTCGCAAACCGGAAAGGGATCTTAGTCCAGCGGCTTCGCGACTAAACATTTCATGCTCAACGCCGAATGAGCGCTCGAACATGTCTGACGTGAGTCCACCAGCATTCTGATTAGAAGACCATCCAGTAGTAGCGGCGAAGTCCGCCATTAGGTTTTTAAAGATTTCAGGCATTGTCGCCTCCCTTCTGGTACTTAGTGTGCATAGCGTCGAGCTTATCGAGAACCCAAAGCTGGCCAGCAAGATACGCCTGCTGACGAGCAATGGCCTCACTGCTCGCCGCTTGGTCGTAGTCAGTCGGTCGAATCAGGCTTCTTAGTTCCTGAGCCGCCTCCTCTAGGCTTGGCATTGAGCTTCTTCTCGAGTTCATTCATACGCTCCACAGTTGTTTCAATAATATCAAGAAAGTCCTTGACGATGAGCCGAAGCTCACCGCCATTGACCTGCCCGCCACGGGCGAGCTTGGCTTTCATAGTGTCAATAGAGTTCATATTCAATCCTTTCCAGATTCAATGTCAACAACCTCACAGGATCCACCAGCACAAGCCAGCGTCTGAGAGGACTTGGTATTGTCTTCCTTCTCATAATCCGAGAGCTTAGCCCAGTCAATATCCGGGAACATCTGTCGCCGGGCATCATACTCAGCCTTAGTGATCTCTTCATACGGAGCCTGCTTGTACACATGCTCACTACGAGGAAGGAAGGAGAGACCCTGAGCGATGTTCCAGTGCTCGCCGTAAAGCTCAGCACCAAGAGCCATAAACTCTTCGGGTCGATACTCGATAGTGACCGACGGGTTATGGTCGGTCCAGTGGGTCTTAATGGTAGCCCAGTCTTCAAGCATGTCATGAGCCGTACCTCGGGTCGCGGGACCGTCGTAGCCAATAACAAACTCAAACACATAGGTGTTGGTGGGGTTGTTCACACAATCCTCACCAGGAACTCCAGCGTCCATCATCAGCTCGAACAGTGGATCCTTCTTGTCACAGCGGACTCGACGGATGTAGTACGGAGCATAACGGTGGTGGATACCAGAGGCGGAGTCCACGAGACAGGACACGGTGCCCGAAGGCTTGACCGTGGTGACTGCCTTAGACTCTTCGATACCGAGCTTGTCAGCCCACTCCACATTCACCTGCTTCGCCATCTTACGTGCCTCGCTCAGAGCGAAGGGACGAAGAGCAAGCTCGCGGTGATCCTGGATACCCGTCAACGAGACACCAAGCAGTCGCTCCTCCTGGGAGTTACGCTGCCAAGCCTTCCGAAGATACGGGAAGTGGGTACACTTAGACTGAACCGTGCCGATGATCGTAGCGATCTCGACGCGGCGGCGAAGTTCATCTTCGGTCATGTCAGGGCGCATCACGACTTCCGTCAGGTTGCAGAACTGCATGGGGCGAAGAGTAATCTCACCACAGGGATTGGTACCGAAGTTGTGCTCAGGGTCCCGACCAATATCGTCGGAGCAGAGCTTGGCAGCTTCACGATTGAAGATACCTCGCTCGCCGGAGTAGCTACGATAGATCGAGAGCCACTCCTCCATGAACACATCCATCTCGGGCTTGTGAGTGTAAACAGCTGAATTATTAGAGAGAGCTCGATACGGGTGAGCCTCCCACCAGTTGCCTGACTTGGCACGAGCCATCTCGTGGTCGTCCAGGTCGGACAGAGAGATCATAGCCGAGCGACGAACGCCGCCGACGATGACCGAGTTGGCGATGACACACGCGATGTCATGCACCTCAATAGGACGGAAGCGCCGGCCGCGGGCGTTGTAGACTGCGTTGGTAATAAACCGCATGCAATCTTCCAACGGACCCGGACCGGAAGCACGCCCTCCGAAGGTCTTAAGTCGAGCACCAGCGGGACGAACCGCGCTGATATCCCAGGTTGGGTGAACACCGCCCATAAGGTTGGAGAGCAATGCCTTGACGGCATCAGCCCAACCAGCCTTCGAGTCCTTCACCTTGATCACGACAGATTCGTCGCGGGTGATGTCCTCAGGGATGGTGTTCCACTTATCAACGACTCGCCTCTCGACTGAGTAGCCAACACCAGTACCATTCATCAGAATGTACAGGAGTTCGGCCATGGCGATCGGTGAGTCAAGCTCCAGGAAGGAGCAGTTGTAAACAGAAGTATTATCACGGTCCGCGGCGGGACCGGCGGTCATGAGAGCACGCATGCTCGGCATGACCTCGAGGTTATAGACGGCATCACGGATGTCGATACGGTCGGCAATCTCGGGTGCCTTGGTAAGCATCCAATCCCACCAACGGTCTACCGTTTCTCCCCAATTCTCACGTCTTCCTGCTTCATCGTTCCACCGGGCATACTTGCTCTGGTGAATGAAGGTCTGAAACGGTGTCATATTCATCATCAGCCTCCAGTCGAGCCGAAGCCACCCAAACCACGCTCGGTAGAGCTGAGGTCGGTAAGGCTATCACACTTAAAAACGCTAGACATACAGGATACCACGATCAATTGGCCGACGCGATCGCCTTCTCGAAGAACGAGAGAGCCACGGGTCGGGTGATAATCGCGGACCATAATGATCTCGCCACGATAATCGGAGTCGATGACTCCACAGGTGTTGGCCAGCTGGAATCCCTTGATTCCCCACGACGAGCGGGGCAGCAAGAGTCCAACCCATCCCTTGGGGATTTCCACGTGGACGCCAGTATGGAGCTTTTCGCCCTTAATATTATCAATATACAGATCCAGTCCAGCCGAACCATCGGTGGCTGTCTGGGGTTCAAACTTACCAGAGGTAAAATACTTAATCATAATAGATCTCCTTAGCTTTCCTTAAAATACTATCCGTTTCTTCTAGATAGACGTAATTAGTGCCAGTTCTCCCAGTCCTCAATTCTGAGGATCCGGGCGCAGGCCCTCATGGCCTCGCAGTAGTCTTCATCCAGACCCTTCTGGTCATACATGACCCGTACGGCGTCTGAATAATCAGCTGGACTGAATTGTTTCAGCCACTTGTAAGCCTTGGCGGGTCCAATCCCGTCAATGCCCCCGAAGTTATCGGTCTTGTCGCCCGTGAGCCACTGCTTGTGGAACTCGAGATCAGCCGCCCAAGGCGTCTGAAAAATTTCGGTAGCCTCATGGGTGACCCTAGGCCTGGTACCATCCTCCTGTACCTTACCGGGATGGCTGTACTCAGGGCGGAAGTGCCACCCTGGTACGGACAGCAGATCCTTATCGAGCGTCACAGCAATTGCCTTGCCGGCCGATGCTGCGATGCCCATAAGGTCATCTGCCTCGAGGGTCTCAACGAACTTATCACGGAGGACATCTTCTGCTAAGAGTTCCTTCGCGTATTCGATCCGTGCGCTGAGTACCTCGTCTACCTTCACCTTGTCACGGTGAGCCTTATACTCCGGCCAGTAGTCCCGGCGGTAGTTATCCTCACGAGTGGCAGATCTAGCGATGTATACATGCTTCACGTTAGAAGGGGTCCATGCTCGGATCCGCTGACGTAGAAACATTGGCAGCTCTTCTGCATCTGTGCAGACATAAGCTGAGAGGTGAGCAATCATGTCGCCGTCAAGGACGGCCGTTGTGGGTCTATTCATCTTTGTCATCCTCTTCTTCTTCTTCGAACATGACGTCGAACGGTGAGATCGAGCCATCTTCGAGTCCTTCAATAATTTGTCGGAAGGCATCAGCGATGTCAGCCTTGGTATCGTCCGGGATATCTGGATCTTCAGCAGCCCGTTCGATAGCATCTTCAAAGCCTTCAATCATCTCATCAACTTGGATGTCAGCCTTAAAAATCTTACAGCTCGGGCAGTCACAAGACTTACCGAACCTACTGGGTGCCGTTCCACAGAACTGTTCGAGCCTATCATCGAGCTTCGTCTCGAACGCGATATGATCTCGATCATTAAACAAGTACCAATCATAGTAGTCAGCGTATTCAGGGCGGTAAGCCTCGACGTGCTGGTTCATCCACTCTGATTCATGAGCTCGCCACTTTCCACCAGGAAGCTTGCTAGACCGCTTGCCGATGAAGATAAAGAGACGAAGAGCTTCCCAGCACTTAAGCAGGTCAATCTCGTTCTCATAACGAACATCATCGATGATGACCAGCCTTTCCTTGAAGTTAGGATCACCATCCTCAAGCTCTTCCTCTTGGATCTTTCGGAGCTTATCCTCCATGATATTGACCCACTTGCCGGGTCGACCCTCATCAGCAATCGACTGACAGAGATCACGATACTCTTCGTGCTTCTGCTTCTTGAAGATCCGCCAATCGTCGAAGCCTGCCTGAGCAGCTGCCTGCTCTCTAACTGGGTCGGCAAACGAAAGTCGGATAGGAGTACAGTCGAGATTAATGCTCTCGATTTCAATATAATCAGCGGCGGTGGTCTTTCCGCTTCCAGCCATTCCACCAATTCCAATAACAAACATCAGCATGTCTCCCGGAGGTATTCAGAAACGAGAGCGTTCGGGTAGAACTTCTCTTTTACTGGAACACCCAAGTAGTTAAGAACGGAACTGCATAGGTTAGTACAGCATTCAGGTACTGGCAAGCCGAGGTGCTTGCCTACGTAATGATACAGCCAGCACTGGGTTACGCTGCCTGGTTGCCTTCGCTCCCAGTCACGCGCTCTACCTTTGATCCACTCGACTTGGTGGTGGTATAGCTTAATGTGCTTACTGCTCCAGACTTCTGGACCATTCAGCTTACGTACAGCCTTTGACAAAACCCAAGCATCACTTCGGCTCTGAGGGGTGACGTATAATTCCCTTGAGTATCCACAATAGGGAGTGACGCGGATGGTAACATGGCTTATGCCTGAGTTCGTAACCTTACGAATCTTCTTACCAATCTGGTCATCCCAACAATAAGCAACAAGTTGATATGTAGGCATCAGTGACACGCACTCCAATCAGCACCCACGTCGAACTCCGCGTCAACAGGACAACGGAAACCAAGACGGTCACCAGACTCGCGAGCCGCAGCCACGAGAATGTCACCGACCTGCTGAGCGACATCGGCAGGACAAGAAACCTGAAGCTCATCGTGAACCCAAGCCATGATCGAGTAATCGAGGCCGGCAGCATCGAGCTGCTGGCGGGCGATCACAAGCCAAGCCTTGGAAACGATAGCACCAGCGCCCTGCAAGAGGGTGTTGAGTGCCTTGTGAGGAGATCGGACCAACACAGTCCGACCGTCAATGAGCTTGAGCGAACCAGTCTCCATCGTCTTATAGGTGACGGCGTCGACCAGCTTCTTCATCGCAGGGATCTTCTCGAAGAACTGATCCTTGAGACGCTTACCATCCTTGGCATTACCACCAACGATCTGCCCGATCTTACCATCACCAGCACCATAGAGGAAGGCGTAGATAAACGTCTTCGCATTTGGTCGAGTGGGGAGACCAGCAGCCTGCTGATTATGGGTATGGATGTCACCTGACAGGATCTCGTTTGAGTAAGCCCCATCATCATACACAGCCATGTAGTGGGCGAGACAGCGAAGCTCGATACCACTGAGGTCACAGCCAACCTGAACCCAACCATCCTTGTTAGGACCGAACAATGCTCGACACTGTGGATCAGACGGAACCTGAGCGAGGTTGGGCTGTGAGTGTGAAGCGCGACCGGTGGCAGTACCCTGCGAGTTGGTGCGACCATGGATACAACCATCGTCCTGTACCCGCATGAGCCAGTCAGTAACCATCGTGAGCTTCTTGTTGATCTCACGATATTCGAGGCCGAGTTGAGCCTCTTCGTACTTCAGCTTGCTCATCACCTCTTCATCCACGATCGGATAACCCTTCTCGGAAGTCTTGGCTACCCAGCCGTACTTGTCCTTGAGGCGGGATGCCCACTGCTGGGATGAACCCGGGTTGAATGCCGTGACCTTATCCTTAAGGCGCTTGCCAGTCTTGTCCGACCACCGCTCTTCAACGATGTCCGGGAAAGACTCACGCAGCTTATCCTCGATCTCGGCTCGGCGTACAGTGAACTCGTACTGCAGCTTCTCACCCTTCTCCGTGTTGAAACCGAAGCCATCACGGGTCATATCCTGGCAGAGCGCGGCGACCTGTTGCTCGAAGTTCACGAGCTTCCAGTTCTCCTTAATCCACGGCAACTGCTTCTTGTAGATAGAGATGTTAGCGTCCACATCTTGGATGCAGTACTCCAGCATCTCCTCACTGTAGAACTCCCAGCCGGCATCGTAGTCCTGCTTGAAGTTACCAGCGTACTTAGCCCAATCCTTGAGAGCGTGTCCTCTCAATCCTTCCGGAAGCTGGGTCCGGTCGGGATGCATAAGTCTGCCGACAACCAGGGTATCTACGAGCTTGGTATGCGGCTTAGGCGACCAGCCGAGCAGCTTCTCCAAGCAAGGGATATCGTAACCTACGATGTTATGGCCGATCAGGACATCAGCGGTGTCCATCACATCAAGTGCCATCTGCAGGTTATCAGGTCGAGCTGCGTGCACTTCACCGGTCGTCACGTTCGTGACTACGATACAGTGTACGGTATCAGCCCGGGTGTTGGCTCGACCTTTGTTGTCGAGCTCGAGGTTGACGAGGCCGTTAGCCTCAATATCAAAAGTAAATACATTCATCGTTACATCTCCGGATCATGAGGAGTGAGTGTGAACTAGAAGTCGGTAGGTAGATCAACAGGCTCGAAGGTAACTTCACCCTTCTCGTCTTCAACCCACGTGGTCTCTTCCATACGTCCAGTCTCGTGGTTATAGTAGATAGCACTCGCGATACCAGCTCGACCATCGAGCCGGTTCTTGAGAACACGAACAGTAGTGGTGTTAGCCTTACGCTTGTCAGCGCTCTGCCTATCTCGCTCGAGCGCTACCACTGTGTTGGGCACCGACGCGAGAGCACCGGAGCCACGAAGATCCTGCATAGTGATCCTCGCACCTTCTTCGAAGGCAGTCTGAGTCTTCTTCAGCTGGCTGACCACGTCGATGTGGACACCAGTACGGACAGCGAGTGCTCGCATGTCTCGCATCATAGCATCGATGATGAGGCGCTCAGAGCCACCGCCATCGATATCCTTCTCATTAACATTCATCAGGCCAGCCGCAGCTGCCGTGATGTGGTCGAGCATAATGACGTCAACATCGAGGCTGACCGCCATGTACTCCATACGAGCGAGAAGATTCTTCATGGCATTGTTGCCAAGGTGATCGTAGATGTAGATGCCAGTATCCCCGAGCTTACGTCGGGCTTCGGCATACTCTTCGTCGGTCAGGTCATCAATGATGTCCATCTCGATCTTCTCTTCGCCCATCTGCTCGAGCAGAGTGTTCATCATCCTAGTGGACCGCAGCTTGCGGACCGGCTTGTTGATGATGAGCGAGATCATGTCATCCATAGTCTCCTCAGGTGACTCCTCGAGCATAATCATACCAACCTTACGACCATTGGTCGCGTGGTGGTATGCCAGCTCACGGAGGAAGGTAGACTTACCTGAGCCAGTACCCGATGCGTGCAGCGTGATCTCACCTGACCGCTGTCCCGTGAGGAACTTGGTAAGGTTCTTGAACGGGAACGGCCACACCTTCATGTTGGCACTATCCTGATCACGTTCAGTAACAGCACTGATGTGGAGGATCTCGTCAGGGCTATACACCGTGGCGTTCCACATAGCTTCAATGACAGCCTTCGAGTTACCCTTAGTGAGACACTCGTTGGCATCCTTGAACGGCAGCGAAGCAATCTTGGCCTTTCCAGGAGGGAGGATGTCAGCTACCGCCTTGGCAGCATTACGTCCCGCGTCATCCATATCGAACATGAGGATGACCTCCTCGAATCGGTTGACAAACGCTAGGTTGTTCTTGATATCCCGCACAGCGCCAGCAGCACCGTTAGGGAGAGAGACAACAGGCCACTTACAATCCTGCAGCTGAGCCACAGTCAAGCAGTCGACTTCACCCTCGGTGATGACGATCTTCTTGCTAGTGCCTCCCCACAGGTGCTGACCGAACAGCTCGCAGCCACGAGGTGAACCCACCCAGTGGAACTGCTTGTTGGGACCACGCATGTGCTGCGCGACCAGATTACCTTCCTTGAAGTAGTTGGCGATCTGGATTTCCTTGTTATTGATATCAGCTGTCTGGTAGCCGTAGACACGGCAAGGCTTAGTATCAATCTTACGTTCATCGAGATGGCGGATAGCCCCGCGATAAACCTTGAACGAGGAGGGAGTGGACTCGACCGCTGGGGCCGAGCCATCTCCCTTCTCGAAATACTGACAGGAGAAACAGTAGCCACCACCATCGCTGTAGCGAGCGAGGTTGTCACCGCTGTTATCCTTACCATTGTCTGCACACTTGGGGCAGCGTTCACGTCCTACAACTACGTTTTCAGAGAGAGTGGTGTCGTCCATCAGGCATTCCTCCAGGCATTAAGGGTTTTACGGTATTCATCAGAATCTTTACTACCCTCTTCAGCGAGCTGAATCAGGCGCATGCCGAGTCTAAACTTATTAGTATTGGAGATCCGAGATTGGTCTCCCTTACCAGCATCACCAGACGCACGACGTCTAGCTTGCCTCTGTCTATTGTGGTCATTCTTACCACTGAGCCATTCACCGTCACTCATCGGCCATCTCCTTAGATACACGGTGCTTGGCAAACACTGGCCAATCATCCGCGAGGTTAGGTATAACATTCCACTCAAGGGTGAAGCTATGTTCTTCGCCCCACTCCTTGATGAGAGTCAACTCACGTACTTGCCAGTCGTCGATCCAGAACTCTGCGGTGGTGCAGGCATCCAGGATACTCTTGCTGAAGTTATCCACATCACCCTTAGGGAAGGGTAGCGTAGTGCTCTTCGGCATGGCAGCGGTGATCGTGAGTACGAGGTCAAGCGGTTCCCACAAAGTATCAACGTCCTTGGTTGCTTCAGCGATTGCTTGCGGAGCCGTATCACGGAAGGTCTTGTACGGACCATCCTCGTAGTACGTGCTGTAATGCAACTTGGGACGCGCGCCTCCTCGCACCGCACCCTGGTTAACAACCCGGGCAACGGTGCGAGGCGCACACTTAGTGATTGGCTTGATATCAACTGTGCACTTACCGGAAGGTACGTACATCAGAAGGGCAGATCATCGCTCCCCTCCGCAGGGGCGACATCCTCCTCATCCATAGCGCTCGCTTCAAAGTCAGCAGTCGGAGCACTTCCATCAGTGAAGCCTCCTTCAACAGCCTCGAATCCGGTTCCGTTCGAACCGTTACCGAAGGTCGAGTTCTTCTCGATGATCTGAACACCGTCGAGATAGACGCTGAGCGAGTTATCTCGCTTGATGAGAGATGGGCTAAGCAGAAGCCGGACCACGTCACTGCCAGCGGCAAACTGACGGGTAGGCTGGTTCTGAGAGTCCACACACGGGAAGGTGGTCTGACCATCCTTGACCATAATGCGGTTCTTGAACTTGATCTGCTTAATGCCTTCATCATTCTCCCACACACCGTTGACCTTCTTAGCACCGGTTTCCCGGACTGCATCCTTGATGAGAGCACCAAGCTCGTCAGTCATGGTCACAGTGATATTGAAGTTAGCGGTATCAGCACCGAACTTATCGTCGGGCTTCATGAGGTGGGCGAACGTAACGGTAAGGTTGGGGGTAATAAACTTTGCCATAGGTAAATCCTTTCAAAGAGCCATCAGGCGCACTATCGAATGTTCTCGAGCAGAAGCGGCTCGAACGCTGCGTACTCGCCGTCGAGTACAACTCCGCAACCCAACAAGGGTCGCTTAGAGTAGATGTTAGAATAAGCCATGTAGTCAGAGCGTGGATCAGTACCACATCCAACCTGTAGGCCGAAGTAACGTTCACGCTGGTTGGCACCAAACACGGCGCCGGCTTGAGCGTGGAAGTGACCCTGGACGAGTGAGGTGAACTCGTTCTGGGCATTAAGGAAGGCAGCATTAATCTGGTTGCTGCGACCCTTGTCTCCGTGTCGGTAGATAACTCCTTCGATGTTGAGATCGTAATGCCGAGGATGGACGGTCCAACCCTTAGGCAGATCGAGTATCGATGACAGCGAGAGCATAAGGCTTGGCGGCAAGCCAACCTCTGCCGCCTGCCTTGCTGGCAGAGCGGTGTGGTTACCCGTGAGGTAGTCCACGTCAGGGAAGAGACTGGTAAGTCGCTCCACCTGGGTGCGAGCCTCATCCAACTCTCGCTCAATCGACTCCAGGCCGAACTGCTTCTGGTGGAAGCTGATCGCGTGGAAGTCAGCAAGGTCGCCGATATGAACAACCCTGTCGCACTGCCACTGGTCGTACGTTTGAGCCAGAAAGTCCGGATACTCCTCGAGCATAGCCGGACAGTGCGTATCTCCAATCACAAGTACTCTAGCCATCAGTTATCCTCCTCTGTATCAGTGTCATAGTCATCGCCATGATCATCCCAAAGATCATATTGAAAATCATTTTCTGGGGTATTTCCCCGAGGGTCTAAGTGCTGTGTCATCGGTTAGTCTCCAGGTATGTCATAGTCCGAATCATGGAGTTCGGAATCTTGTGGACGCTAGAGCATTCTTCGATGCCAAGCGTATCAGTGAGGACGATCCAGCCTTCTGGACCTTCATCCTCGTGAGCCAGCACATATCCTACGGTGGACATGAGTGGTGGATCTACCGCAGCGAACTCTGCGGCATCATCCTGGTCGACCCAACCGGGTCCACCATGAGTAGATGCATCGACCCAAACTACCTTAACCAAAGAGGTAGTCTGACTCGAGAACCTCGGCGATGTCGAGGGTTCCTCGCTTGTTGTAGTGTTCCCAGGCGGGGTGTCCGCTTGGTAGAGGTTCGCCGACGAGCTCTTCGGCACGCGCGAGAAGAATCTTGAGTTGGTCTTGGTTGTGAATGTCATAGAACGTCTCCTTGGTAACATCACGGAGCATTGGCAGATAGTTAGCCATCACACCGAACGAATCATGAATCATAGAGAAGTGCTCAATACCCATGTCGCTGAGACGATCAACGACTAGACTCATATGAGCCGCATCGAGTGAGTGGACGAAGTTAGGTGACATAGCCTGCACGGCAGACTTATCATCGTGACCTTCATCCTGGTATGTACCATATCGGAGCTTGTAATTCGCAGCTGTAGTAAAGTCCTTATTCCAGATACGAACGCCGATAGGCTTGATTACTAGTGGGTCGTAATGATTCCGGCAGGTGAACCCGTTGGGCGTAACCCAAGAGAACGACGTACCGATCTCACCCATAACCCAACCACACACAAGTTGGACGAACTTCTTGCCATGGTTGCAATGTTGCATGGCAACGTCCTTAGCACGACAGATTAGGTTACCCATCGCACTGGCAGCTAGACGCTGCTCCTTCTCTTCTTTAATCCACTGCATGTGCTTTTCTTGCATCACGTACTTCTTGACGCTGTGCGCACTGATGCCGTACGGATCACACATAACCGAGCGCTTGACCACCCCGCGAGGGATGACGCCTTCGTAGTGGGTTAGAAACCTTTTGTGCCAGCCGTGATCGTCGGGCTCAGCGCACATGTCAGTGCACGCGTCGGCGACGAGCTGGTACACATCCCGAGGATGTGAGTGTGAACAGAGGTTGACCTCCGGCCCGATCGTCTCGTC